GGTGGAGAGATTGAAGCGGAAAGTCAAATTATAGGTTGGAGAATTTGGAGTACACGGTCTGCGGGACGCCGATGATCCAGTGGCCTTTTTGGTCGCGCTGAAGCGAAAATCCTAGTTCGATGAGGAATCCGTTGAGACACCACAGCCGAATCGTTTCAGGGGAACGATTGTACTCTCGCGCCACTTTCGTGATCGGGAGCCACACGCGGCCATCGTCGCCAATGAGGGCAGGAATCACATCTTCCTCCCGTAGTGGATGTTGTGGTGAAACACTCCCTCTGGCGGGCAACCGCATACATACGTCCTCTGCTTCACCACGCCATCGTGCTTGATCTCATTCATCAATTGCATCGGTTTTGCACACCGAGGGCACGGGACCACCGGGGCGTTCAGGGTTGCGTAATGGTCGAGTCCTGTCATCGGGGGCGGCGAAGTTTCCCCATCGCGGCCAGCTCCTTCTCTCTCATATTTTGCTCGGCAATTTCCTCTGATTGTGGAATGTCGAATGTTTCCAATACTGTCTTGGTCGGAATCATGCCAGTCTTGGCGAGCGCCTGCACAACAGAGCGCATCGCGCCCGCAGACATGACGCGCAAGCTGCCGGGATCAAGGTGTGCATCGTAGCTATCCATCGAGTCTGAATCGATTGGCTCCCACTCGGTCTGCTTCAGTTGGCCGCGATCCATGCTTGGCACACGGTCAGCCACGTTCTTGTACCGAGCGTCCACGTAAAAAACGATCTGAGCAAGTCGTTGGAGGGACTCTGCGAGTAGTCTACCCCTAAGCCTTGTCTGGTAGTGTGACTGCCATAAAGTTGCGTCAAACAAGTCAGGAGAAACATTTCCACCTCCACTCTGTCCTTGCCGAGCTTCACTGAATCCCTGCAACTCCTTCTGCAACGAGAGCAACGCCGCAGGAAGGGTAATCATGTGCTGTGGCAGGGCTGTGGGCTGAATCACCGTGGGCGGCGGGGCACCTTGATTGATGACCAGAATCTCTCCCGGCATCCAGCCAATTCCGTTCGGATCAAGCCCTGTCCTCTGGTCGATCACGATCACGCCATTGTTCAGGCGAACTACGTTCTCAAACGTCTGCGTGTAGAGCCGCTCGGATAGTTCCTGAAGGCTGCGCGAGAGCTTGATTGGCGGCGGCCCCCAGAAGTTTGCGATGGTCGGCATCGCAGGAACGCGGATAATCGGAAACGTGCCACGCTCATCGTCAGGCAACTGTGGCACCCAGTTGTTTCCGTCCGCCAGCACGACATCTTCGCAGTCCGTGATCCAGCGTCCGTCTGGGTAGGCATACTCGAATCTGGGATGGACCAGCATCTTCGAGATAGCTTTCGAGCCAGCGTACTCTTCGACTTTCTGCCGCGTGTTGTCGAACAGGAACGTATGCCTTACTCGAACGCGGTTGTCGCGAAACAGTTTCCTTGACGGAGTTTCGCCCTGCTGACTGAGAGGAGAGGCTTCGGGATACTCCATGTTGCTGTCTACGGTGCCGTAGGGATCAGCCGTGCCAGCGTAGAGCTTTGGTCGAACGAGAACGCCTTTGTCGGGCCATTGCCTGCGTACATCGTCAATGTACATCCAGTCGTAGAACTGTACCCAGGACCAGTCAGAATCGTTTTTGCAGAAGGGATCTGGGAGAACGGTTTCCGGGTCGCGGCATTCGAGCCACGTCATTCCCTTGCCGCGGCGGGCGTTTGGGCTGAAGCCGATTTGCAGGAAGCCGAGATTCGAGAGCATAGCCCAGATCACGGACTCCAAGATGCGGTTGTTGTAGCAGCCCTGGCGCCAGTTTGCCTGATAGTATTTCTCGCGGGGATCGTCCGACTTGCCATCTTTTGTGATGTAGACCTTGATGGAGGCGTCCGTGATGTCCGTGGCTTCGTTGAGCACAAGCGTTTGCAGTTGCGGGATTTTTACGCTCGGGCGGTAGGACGGCCAGTTGCGGTGATCGTCGTTCAGGGCGTAGAAGTCTTTGATGTCGCGGAAGTAGTCGCGGCCTAAATGCTTGTCGCGTTCTAGGGTTGAGATGCGTTCCAGTTCGTCAAGCTGCTTGCAGAATGCTCGGTCATTCGGCATCAGAGCAGGCTGCGACTTCTTTTCGACAATCAAATCGTAGCCGACGAACGTGGGCGCCACTTACTCTTCCTCTTCCTCTTCATCTCTTAACGCTAAGATGAATGGTGCGAGCAAATCCATCCCGCATAATTCAGAATATTCCTTACCACACATGAGGCAGGCGAACCCCAGCAGAAGGTTGTAATCATTTCTAAACTTAACAACTTGTTCGAGTGGGATAACCACCGTCTTATAATGCTTGAATTGGGTCGGATCAGGAAGTTCTACAAGAGACCTTGGCCCACAAGAATATTGGTATTCATTGAGAAACTTACGCATTTCAATCGCACGGTCTTTGGCGCTCATTGCGTCACTCCCTTCTTAGCCTTCTTCTCTGGCTCTGACAGCCACTTCGCTAGCGCATCCCCCGGCAACTCTTCTGACCCGCCTTCGGACTTCCTGAATTGCTCAATGTCAATCATCATCCCTACCCAGTCCTTTGCCGTAATCATTCCCGTGGAAACCAAATCCGCTCCTGCTGCTGCAACTTTATCTTCCAGATCGGCCCACGCCGCAGATCGGCCCTTTTTTCTCAGCTTGTTGAATTCGATCCCAATATCTCGGATAATTCGCTCTGCGCGGTCACGGTTTCCGGTCTGCGCTCCCGATTCATTCTCGCCTTTACCCGGTTGTACCTCATCACCTGCTCTAACGCTCTCTCCTGCTCGGGCGTCAGCGGCGGTCTGCCTTGAGAGGGGGGAGCCGATACGGTCTGTGAGGTAGTCGCGGGCTGCGCGGGCTTTGAAATCGGGCATTCTGGCTCCACTACATACACAGCAGAATTCTTTGTCCCAAATCTTAGCACCAGTTCGTCAGTCTCGGTATTCGTATCTTCGCAGAGCAGTTGTCTTGCTCCTGCTTCAGACACTTTGCGAATCAGAGCACGCGGGATGCGGAGTTCGCCATTTCTCTCAAGGCAGAGAGCGGCCATGAGGCGTGTCAGGTAGTCGGCTAGAGCCTTGTCGGACTTCTCAGGAGGCGGCATTCGGTTCTCCCTTCAGGAGCGAGCGCAGAACGGCACAGCGTTCGTGAATCGCGCACTCGTGGTCAGGATCGCCGGCGTGACAATCGTGCTCATCACAGCGACAGAAATCTCCCTCAATCCCGTCAATGATTGCTCTCGCGTGCCCGCCGCACCAGCCCGTAGTGGCCAAGAGCTTCACAATCTGCTCCTTCGTGGCCTTCTTCAATTCCTCTTCCTGCATCACGAAAAACGCTTGCTTGATCGTCTGCCCCTTCACCGGAAACACAGGAAACACCACGCAATCATTCGCGTTCAGTTTATTCGCCATACTGAAAACATCGAATACTGTGCCATCCACGATCAGGGCATCCCCTTTTTCCAGATGCAGTTTCGCCACAGCCTCGTTAATCTGCTTGACGCTCATATCTCCCCCAACACACTACGGCACCGCTTCACTTCCGGCTTCATAATGAATGCTATGTCCCGCTTCAGAGCATTCTTCAAATCGTCCTGCGCGTTCAGAGCAACAATCTTGGGATGCCCCTTCTGGTCTTTGTCCAGGTAGTTCGATTTGTAGTTCAGGATGTTCGGCGGAGGATACTGAGCGCAGGCTACTACTGCGAGACAACAGGCGACAAACACGTCATCATGACCGTGTTCCACATCCCAACGCATCCCTGTCGCCATCGTCATTAAATCCATCTGCCGAATGATTTCCTCATCCTTGGGTGCTAGGCCGCCGAGACGATTCTTCATGCCGTCATGCAGCTTGCCGCGAAACGTTGCCAGCAAAAGATCGCGGCTGCGAAATGTTGTCTCCCATCCTAAACTCCGGCCAGTCTTCGGAGATGGAACCTTGTCGTCCTTACTTTTCCATATGTACCAATTAGGGTACATGTACTTATCACGCAAAAGTTGCTGGCACCATAGGCCGAGATTTCCGGTGAGTTCAATATTCATCATTGCTTTGTTGTACCAGCGGCCTGCTTTGTCAACGTCATCAGCCATCTCTTGTGGGTTCACCCAGTCTGAGAACATGGCCGCTACGTCGCCGGTAGTTCCGTTGAGAATCACATATGAAGCGAAGTCACCAGATGCCCGCCCAGTTTCAGCCTCAATGCCTCTCGCGCAATCGACTCCAACGAAGTAATGGGCGGTCGGGTGAGGGTGTTCGTAAATTAGCAACTTACCTCGCGGATTGTTGACGAATGTGATCTTCCCGTTCAGGCCGCGTTCTAAATGTCCTTTGGCTATTGGCTTGGTTTTGGTGGAGGTTGCATACTTTATTTCGTCGGCAGTGAAAGCAGGATCACCTGTAGCGACAAAACTGCGTGTTGCGTCTACAGGATATTCCTGGTCGAACATCAATTCCGATCCGCGACATTCTCCTTCTAGCACCATTCGCATCCAGGCGATTTGTTTGCGGGTAGCATGGTACGGGTTCTTCATCAAGTCTTTTTCAAAGTCTGTAGCGGGCGCGTCTTCTGCTTCCGATTCGGGCCTGACGCAAGCGGGATCATCTAGCCAAGAGAGAAAGATTGGCGTGAATCCGTTCCACTTCGAGCCTGTCTTGTTCGCAGCATTCCAGTACTCAAAGAACGTTTCGCCGATTCCTGTGCGGCCCTGCGCTGTACTTTCCAAAACAATGAACGTATCCGGGGCCTTCGCGACCGCTGGCAGAATCGACAAGAACGACTCTTGGCCGGGATACTGGGCACATTCGCTCAAGTGAAGATACGTTAGCGTCATGCCGCGTCCAGCACCTACGCTACCAGCCGTAGCGATATCTAAGTTAGATTCTCCCAGAGAATGATGGAAGATGATGCTCTTGGTTCTCACGTCTGCCGTGTTGGGAAACTTGTCGTTCAACGCGGTTGCTAAGTCACGCGGCACGCGGAACAAGCCTTTGTCAGCAACATCTTTCAAGTGGGCAACGATCATCGCGTGCGCTTGCGGTCTGGCCAGACAGTGAGCAAATGCGAGAGCATCGAAGTAACTGCTCATGCCTACCCGTCTAGCCTTATCACAAATAATTCTGACATTGCCGTGATCTTCGTAATGCTTCATCACGGCTCTGTGTGCTTTCATCTGGTTGGGGTTCAGGATGAACGGGACAGAAGTATTCAATTCGCGATCCTTAACGAAAAGCTTCGAGAAAAGAAGTCTCGCCTTTTCCAAATTCACTTGTACTTCCTTCGCTCAGTGTTGTGACACAATGAACACAGCCACTGAACATCTAGGGGCTTGGAATAATCGTAATGGTGCGCCTGCACTCCACTTATCCCATCCCTTCGCGGCACAGGAACGATCCCACATTTAGAACATACGGACGGACGTGTTAATTTTCCAACCCTCACAGCATAGAGGAGTTTTCTCTGTGCTAAGTGCTTTTCTCGATTGTTAGTTTGCCACTTCCTGACAGACGCGATCTTCGTTCCGTGATTGCGAGCACGATACCCCACGTCCAAGTCACGTTTCCTCTTGCGAAATTTTTCGGAGTCCCTGACTTTCAATCGCCACTTGCGACCGCTCGTGAGTTCCCGCTCTTTGTATTCCTTAGTATCCTTGTGGGCGGCCCGGTATGCCCGGGTCCGTTGGCGTACCGCTTCCATCAGTTCGTCGTTGGCGTGCCTTTGACGCCAGATCCGACTTCTTAGTGTGTGCGGATTTGTGGATTCTAGTTTCATGCGGTGCTCCTCAGTGGCGACTAAGCGCCATAAGAGGTTTAGCTTGCATGTATACGGCGTAGCACATGTGATTACAACAGAAGACCGGATCGGGCACTCGGATTCCGTCCACGACTTTAAACACGCCATCATCGCGGAAGGCCCACTTCCCGTCCATACCTGTTTTCAGACAGATTTTTTGCACGGACAGGGGCACAACTTCTTTGTGGCTGACGCTCCAACATTGCCACTGCGGTTTAGAAGCGGACTGCCGGCGCAGGACGATCTGCAAAATTCGGTCGTAGTCGCGCTTGAGGTCAGCTAGTTTGTTGAGGGCTTCGGGGAGCGGGGATTTCTCCCAGTCGAAGCCGTTCGTCCCGCCTTGCAGCGCTTTCTGTCTCGATTCCAGGGCTGCCGGGATCTTCGCCAGTTGTTCTAGCGTAGGACCGGGCGGCTCTATCAGCGGATCGCCGTAGGCATGAGATTTGGCATTGTGTTCAGCGTCCTTGGCCGCTTTCTTCGCAGCACGTTCTTCCTTCTTGCGTTTCGTTTCAGCGCGGGTGGCCGCAGCTTTCGCTAGGCGTTCTGGAGTCCAGATTACACGCTTGGCAGGAAGTATTTCGTTCGTCGCGCCTTCTCCCGCTCCTGCTCCGAGAGTTTCTGAATCCGGTCCACTTTGTTCTGCCATGCTGCCATCTCCTTAGTGCGGGGCTTTGATACTTTCCAAAAAAGTGCACACGTAACACAAACAAAAAACCACGAGTGCTGATCTTCGCCAGCTAAACGCAACTCGCTTTTCTCGCAGACACCCTCTTTGACATTCGGGCATGAAGGAAGATTAGCCAACTGGAATCTCCCTTACCGCTCCGCACTTACGACACATGAAGATAAGGCGGTGCTCGCCAAGATTGGGAGGGATTCCAGCCTGCACGTAGTCATGGTTCGGACCACTGCACGCCGGAATCGGAAACTTCAACTCACGCATAATCGTCGGTCCATCTTGTGTTGCCAGTGTTGCCATACAATCCTCCTTTACTTCTCCTCACTGAAAAGTTCGCTCATCATAGCGAACGTTGCCTGATCGAGAATCCACTTCATCTCTCGATAAGTACAATTCGTTTTGACCAAGAGCGCATCGTCGCATTCCAGAATGATGACGACTTTATCAGCCTTCTCTACCGAGGCAAGAGAATCCATAAGAACGTCGGCGGGCGGGCGCGGGTCGGTGTTGATCGTCATCGACTCCCCGGATACAACGGGAATTCTTCTCCATTGCGGCTGAAAAAATCGCAAGTATATGAACGCTCGATGGATTCTTCGTCAGCCAGTCTGAGCAATTCACACACACCGTACTCATCTACCACCCTGCGATAGAAGTGGATGCAGTTGCCGCAAATCTCGTCGCCTTCGCCTTCGCGGTAATCCACGTCAGAGGCGTCCAGTTTTTTC